TTCACGACATAGCTGTCACCCTTGGTCGGGGTGACGCGGTAGAGCGGAGCCCGGCCCTTGCAGGTAGACAGAACCCGCCGAGGCGTGCTGTCAGGCCCCATCAGCAGGTCGCCGGGCACAACGTCCTGCACCATCTTGATGGTCCCGTCGAACATCAGGACCGGCGTGTCCTTGCCGAGACACTTGCCGCCACCGGTCGCCACGCGAATGATGCCGCGGCCATACTTCTCCACCTGCCGCAGCGCCTTGAGCTGGTAGTCGTAGCGCGGATCATCGTTGCCGAACTCGTCAACGATCGGGTTCTCCGGCCCGAGCGGCTCGGCGTGAGGCTTGCAGATCGACTGCACCTGATGGCCGATTGCCATCAGCTCCTGCTCGACCACATGGGCAAAGCCGGCCGGGAAGGTGTGGTTTCTGACATCGAAGAAGGAAGACTTGCCGTGCCAGCCGATGCTCACCGAGTCGGCCTCATACGAGAGCAGGGAGTTTACGAAGCTTGCAACCTCCCGGGTCGGATTGATCAGCTTAGCGACGGTCGCATTCCGAGCGATCTGAACGAATGCCATTCTGGATTGCCTATTGCCTTTGTATCCGGATATAGTAAGTATGAATTTACTTATCACCGGATGATCCGATGCGCGAGATTGAATTTAAATACGTTCCAGTTGGCGAGCTGAGGAAGAACCCCTGGAACACCAACAAGGTTTCGCCCGACAACGAAGAAAAGATCCGCGAAAGCCTCAAGCGGCACAGCATGTTCAAGCCGATCATCGTGCGCCAGGTAAAGGGTGTCCCTGGCTACGAGATCATCGGCGGCGAGCACCGCTGGGAGCAGGCCATCGAGCTGGGACTCAAGACGGTTCCGGTTGCCAACCTCGGATATATCGACGACAAGCAGGCAAAGGAAATTGGCGTTATCGACAACGCCCGCTATGGCGTGGACGACGCGTTGGCCTTCAGCGAGCTTCTGCGTGAACTGGGCGACGTGGAAGACCTTCAAACATTCCTCCCTTACGGTAGCGCCGATCTCGACGCGATCTTCAACGCTTCATCTATAGCGTTGGACGACCTGGAAATTGACGAAAGCTTCATGCGGGAAGAGGAGCCGGAAGAGGAGGAGGTTCCCGAACCGGTTCAGAAGGCGCCCAAGACCCACACCGTAATGCGCTTCAAGGTGTCGCTGGGTGATGCCGAACGCCTGACCGCCCTCATTGCCAAGACACAGAAGGATCACGGCTTCACGACCGCAGATGATCTTACGAACGCCGGCGATGCGCTGATCCATCTGCTCAGTCCTTACCTGCATTCCGGCGCGGCCACTGTCTATACGGCGGGGCTCGAAGCTCTGGACGATGTTCTGAACAACACGGATGACGAGTGATGAACAATCCTACGATTGAACTCTGGGATGTCGAAAAACTCATCCCCTATGAGGCAAATGCCAAGAAGCACTCTCCTCAGCAGGTTGCGGATCTGGCGAACCTGATCAAGAAGGCCGGATGGACGCAGCCGATCGTCGTGGACAAGGACGGCGTGATCATTGCTGGTCACGGCCGGCGCCTGGCCGCGCTAAAGCTCAAGGAAGAAGGCAGGCTGCCAAAGGGACTTGTTCCCGTCATCGTCCGACGTGATCTCTCCAAGGCCGAGGCCGACGCACTGCGTCTGGCTGACAATCGCGTCACCTCGACCGACTACGACCAGGCGCTCATCCAGGAGGAGCTTCAGAGACTGGCGCAGGAGCTTACCGGTGATCTCCAGATCATCGACCTCGGCTTCGACGAGAAGGAGCTTGATTTCACCCTGTCCGATCTGGGCGAGATCGACGACAGCTATTTCGTGGACGACGTGGCCGAAGCCGTCGAGCAGCAGAAGCGCGAGAATGAAAAGGCCATCGAGGCGACCGACGACATTGCGGCCCCGATTGGCGATGCGCTTGGCTTCAAGCGCGTGACAATCGCCCAGAGCCGGCAGATCCGCGAGCTTATGAGCGCTGCGGAGTCCAGAACCGGCAAGAAGGGGGTCGATCTCCTGATCGCCGCACTTTCCGCTGTCTGAATCGGTAAGTAAGAGTTTACTTAATGGGTAACGTCATATCGCTCACGTCCGGCCGGCCGATCGAGGTCGAGATTGAGGAGCAGAAACAGCTTGATCAGGAGTTCATCGACAGCCAGCTCGAGGTTCTGGACAAGCTGCGGGACCAGATCGCGACCGGGCGTTTTGCCGAGCTGATCGTAATTTCGCGCGATACGGAGTCCGGCCTGTTCGTTCATGACCTTGTTTTCAAGTCCGAGACATCCCGGTCCACCGACATCTTTGCCTGGGTCGGCATTCTGAACGCACTCACGCTTGAGATGACCGATCTGTCGATGATGGCGCCGACCATCACCTCCGACGGCACGGTCGTCGATCCTCATCAGGAAATGGAAAACGGAGAAGAGTGGTGACGGTCTACACCATCGACAGACGTTTCAAGACATCCGTCGAGCGCACGCCGCGCGTCCTTGAGGTGGCCGAGAGCTTCGGCCTTGGCCTCTCGGACAAGGAGTTCGTCATCTACGACAACCTCGATGTCGAGATCCGGCAGGGTGATGTGGTCTACATCACCGGGCAGTCCGGTTCCGGCAAGTCCCTGCTTCTGCGCGATCTAAAGGAGCAGATGACGAGGAGCGGCCTGCGCGTCGCTGACCTCAACGAGATCGAACTTGATGGCCGCCCGGTCATCGAGCAGGTCGGCAAGAACATGCAGGAGGCAACACACTACCTGGCGCTCGCCGGCATTTCCGACGCCTGGATCTACATCCGCAAGCCGTCCGAACTGTCCGACGGCCAGCGTTACCGTCTGAAGCTGGCGAAGGTCATCGAGCAGGATGCGGATGTCTGGGTAGCTGACGAGTTCGGCGCCGTGCTCGACCGCGTGACGGCAAAGGCTGTCGCGTTCAATCTTCAGAAGACCTCCCGGCGCATGGGCAAGACGCTCATGGTGGCAACCACCCACACCGATCTCGTCGAGGAGCTGGCGCCGTCACTCACCATCACCAAGCGCTTCAAGGAGCGCGTAGAACTGGAGCACGCCGCATGACCTTTTCGGGACACACCCTTGTCGTCCACACCCCCGATTTCAACCGCAGCCTGTTCGATGAGACCTGTTTCGACAGAGTGACATTCGTCGTCGAGAAGTCCCTCTCCCACGTCGGCCGCGGGTTCGACCGGATCGTCTTAGCTGGCTACACCCGGGACAGGATGCCGTCGGAAAAGCTCTTCGCAAGCATCATTGCCTGTGTCGCCAGGTCTGACAGTCCGGTCCTCTATACCATCGACGGCCGCACCTTCACCGAGACACCCGTTGCGTCCGCCAGCCATCCGCTCATGCAGTTCTTCGGATACGGGCATCTGCCGGAGCACCTTCAGGTGGTGTCGAGGCCGTTCTGCGAACTGGCGCTTCACATCGTCACGACGCTTCCCCGTAACAGCGAGAGCACGACGGCTCTGCGCAAGCTTCTTGAGGCAAAGGACTGCGCCGTCCGCGCGGTGCTCTACAGGGAGGAGTGATGCTCGAAACCGCCTATTCCATCGCCTACGCACTGTCGGTGCCGCTCAACGCGGTGAGCGGCGGTAGGGCGGGGAGACCTTCTCCTATCGCTGCGCCAAGGCCAGACGCGCCGGCAGGAGCTGGGGCTGCATCTTCTGCGTCCTGTTCGACATCTTCGACCGGGATCACTGCGAGAAAACGATCCGCCGCTGGGAGCGCTTCGAGCGTTTCAAGCAGAGCGAGCTTGCGCGAAAGGATGCGTCAGAAAACGACAGGGAAGCTCGAGGGCTGCGACCGTGATGTTTCTTGATACAGAGACTATCATTGAGCGAAACGACAACCCTGAGCCCGTTTTCTCGCTCGCCCGGGACATGTGGGTGGAGCGAGGAACCAAGGCTGACTGGGATCTGCTGCACGATCTGCACTACAAGGCGGAGAAGCTGCCTATCGGGCCGCGGTTCTGGCGGCTGGAGCTCTATGGCGAAACCATCGGCGTGCTGGTCACGGGTGCGCCGAAGGGCATGCTGCGCGAGCGCCACATCGTCTTTCCGAACCTGAAGCCTGGCGCCGGCGAGACGAAGCTCACCAACACCAACCGCTACAA